CCTCACAACCATCCATACAGAACTCCCATTTTCTAAATACAGGTACTTTCATTCCTATACTCTACAACCCCACAGTTGACAACACCCCTAATAACCAGGTACAATCTCGCCAACCATACTCCTTGCCAAGAGAGATACCGGAATGACTTATGACCCTTACAGTGGTGTGTTTGGTGACGACATGTTTGGTGGTGACCCTCTGTTTGCTGTTGATGTGGAAGACGACATCCTCATCACGACAGATGATGGAGGAGATAATGAGGGATCAGAGCACGCAGCATTCAGCCTCCCTAGCGGAAGCATCCCGAGTGGCACAGTCGGCTCTATCAGCTACGACCGAGGCGACAACCCGATTAGCGGACGGCCAACTGAAATGGGTGGAGACAATGTGGTTGGGGAGGGAGGAGGCCGAACTACAAAACGGGAACGGCAAGACGCCATTGCAGGAAGAGAACGACGAGCAGCCGATACCGGGAATAGAAACATTGGAAGGGCTGCCACCGACAATGCGGGAGGCGATCCAGCGAGAGGCGGCGGAAGCAAGGGGGGAGTGGAAGGTACTCTCGCAGATGCCCAGGACCGGTTCGTACGAACCATTCGCGGTGACGGAGGAAGTGACGGACCTACCGGAGACATGGGACGGCCTACCCCCGGAGTGGAACCTAAGCCTGTAGAAGAGACAACCAGCGCCCTAGATGAGTACCTACGGCAAGCGGCCCTCAACCGTCAACCTAGGGTCCCGACATCTACCTCCACGATTCGTCTAGGTGCCGGCCCGAAGGTTCGTGAAGAAGCTACACGGGTACAGACGATCGAGTTTGACTCGGAAATCTACGCCGTAAAGATGAATGCGGCGGGTGACTGGTTGGTTACCCTGAAAGTACCGTATGCAAGTCGGGAGTCGATTGTCGGACTGTCGGCAGTTAGCGGTATGAACATGAAGACAAGGATGGTGCCCAATGGACTCGCAGACTAAGGCAGACGACCCGATGACTCGCTGCCCGAAGTGCTTCAACTTCAAGAAGTACTGCAACTGCCCTGACCGCTCCCTCTACCTCGCCGTAGACAATGAGCATGTCTTCTGCCTGTGTTGCGATACGCCGATGGCGGATGAGTACGTGCCAATGGTGGGGTACATCTGTGAGATGTGTATGGACCACTTCACTGCACACCCACTGGAAATCAAGGCCATCCATAACCGACTGTTGATGCACGTTGTCTAGTACTCTAGAAGACCTCTGGCAGTTAGAGGTAGACGACCCCGAATGGCTAACCACCATCATCGACAGGTTCCTCTCCGTCGGCGTGCCTCCAACTGCCATCTCTAAAGCACTCTACCTAGACGTGCAAGTCGTCAAAGACCGACTCATAGACGACCGTATCTCCCACTACGGCACCGCCGAACTAGGCGAGGCAATGCACGCTCTAATGTGGCGGGCGTATGAGGACCTACTCACCCTCATCGACCAAGCGCCACTGTCCAAGCGCATCCAGATAAATATGACTCTCCTCTCGAAAGCCTCTGCCCTAGTCGGTTCGCAAACGCCTGATGGCATCGCTAGGATGCAAGCCGAACTAGAAGAAGTCATGTCCGAGCAGCGTCAAACACCTACCCCAGTGAGTAGCAGCATCTATGAACTTGACCCCGTTGATGCACCGCCTGACGATCCAGAAGAAGGATCTACAGGTAGAACCACTTGATCTAGGAGACTCCTTCGCATGGGCACAGGCCGAACTGATAGCGGAAATCGAACGACAGTACAATGCCGGGCTGCCCGTGCGGATAATCGTCTTGAAGGGACGACAGTTAGGTATCTCTACTGCGTCGGAAGGGGTTCTGTTCAACTGGACCTTTATTCATCCGGGGACCCGATCACTGGTTATTGCACACGAGACGAAAGCTGCACAGCATCTATTCGACATGACGAAACTGATGTGGGAGGAGTGGCCCTTCCATGATGCGTATCATGAGAAGCACAACACGATCAAGACACTATCGTGGTTGGAGACTCGTTCGTCTATGTCTGTGGCTACTGCTAGGAATGCTGGTAGCGGTCGTAGCTTCACTTACCATGCTGTACACTGCTCTGAGTGTGCCTTCTGGGAGGAACCCGAACGCCTCATGGTGGGGCTTAATCAGTCTGTTCCTTACAAGCATGGGACTGTGGTTATTCTGGAAAGCACTGCTAATGGGGTGGGCAACTGGTTCCATGAGGAATGGCTCCGGGCGAAACACGGAGAGAGTCAGTACAAGCCACTCTTCTTCCCCTGGTACAACCACGAGGAGTACTCCTTCCCGGCGACCACTCTAACCCCCCGTGACTACACGAAGATAGAGCGGGAACTAGCGGCGGAATACGAGCTAACACCCGGACAGATCGCATGGCGTCGGCACACCATCAAGAACGACTGCCTGGACGATGAGAACCAGTTCAAACAAGAGTACCCGTGTTCTCCCGAGGAAGCCTTCCTGTCTACCGGGACAAACGTGTTCCCATTGGAGAAGCTAGATGACTGCTACGAACCCAAGCGAGGAGTCACCGGAACACTCGTCAACAATAACGGTCGTATTGAGTTCGTCAAAGATGCCACAGGACCTCTTACTATATTTAGCTACCCTGGCACTTCATCAAGAAGTAAGTATGTCATCGCTGGCGATCCTTCTAGGACAGTTGTCGGAGATGGCGCTTGCATCCAAGTTCTTAATAGATACACCTTTGAGCAAGTAGCCGTATGGCATGGTCGTGTTGACCCAGTACAGTTCGCCCACAAACTCATGGAGGTCGGCTACTACTTCAATACGGCACTACTCAACGTAGAGATAGAGGGACCAGGGTATGCCGCAATCGGGGTCATCCAAGATCACGCATACCCGAATGTCTGGCAGTATCGTTGGCCCGACAAGCAACCCGGAAAACTCTCCACTTCCTTCGGGTGGTCTACGAACTACCAGCGTAAGCACTGGGCTATGGCACAGGTGATCTGGCTACTCGGGCAGAAAGCACCTACCATCCATGATGAGCGCACCTACGATCAGATGACCACCTACGTCAACCTGCCGAACGGGGAGCTTGGCCCAGCGTCCTACAAGATGTATGATGACGCCGTGATGGCCTTCGCAATCGCTTGCATCACCACTATCACCGAGGGTCCCTTGGTCTACGAGCTTGCTCCCGAGGGTAGTCCCAATGACCTGTTCGACAAGCCACCGTGGGAGGCTGTGTCCTAGTGCCGCAGTATCAGTTCCGGTGCGACTCCTGCCGTGTCCTCTACACCGTAGAAGACCGTAACAACGTCCCACCCTGCCCAACCTGTGGACTCAACCCTAAGCGTGTTTGGTCATTCACCAACTCCAACTCCATGCCCGAACACTTCAACCACTCACTGGGCGAGTATGTCTCTAACCGTCGCCAGTTCTACGATGGTCTAAAGCGTGCATCCGAGGAAGCCTCTGTACGCACGGGTATAGAACACAACTTCCAGCCACTCGATCCCTCAGACCTAGCCGATCCTTCCGCCCACGGTGTTACTGACGAGGGTATGGAAGAGACTCATCGTGCCCACTACGAGGAGAGGAAACTACTCCAATGACAATGGTTATCGACAATACAGTCGACACGTTCGACCCGGTAACCGACTACGAGGAGTGGGAACTAACCCAACGACTTACCGCTCTCTACACCATTGCTAAGAACCACAAGCAGCAGTACCAAGCCACATGGCGGCGTAACTACCTCCTCACCATGAACCGGCAGTACTCCATGGACACCCGGCAACCATGGACTCCCAACGTCACCGACTCGGAAATCTTCCCCATCCTCTCATCCCGTATTGCGTGGATGACGGATCAGAAGATCACCCCAATGGCTGCCCCTGCAGCTACAGCCGGTGAGAAGTTCACTGCCCACATGCAGAAGCTAGCTGGTGATCTGGAAGCAATACTCGAAACCGCAGCTACCCTCAACTCGTGGTCGAAGGAAATCCTCCTCGTACTCTGGGATGCCGCACAGTTCGGTGCAGGTATCCTCAAGTCCACATGGGACGCTGGACTAGACGAAGGTCTGGGTAACGTGTCAATGCGACGGGTCGATGCGTGGAGTATCTTCCCTGACCCTAATGCCACCTCCATAGAAGACATGCAGTATATCTTCGAAGTGAAGAAGATGACCATGGATGAGATGGAACGTCGGTGGCCCGAAGCGAATGTCCAAGCTATTCGGGATGCGGCTGCCTACGGTGACCGTGCATCCGACGACCAATCTCGCCCACAAAACTCTGTTGGCTACTCCTATCCAATGGCTAGCCCCGGTAACCTCCCTGGTTCTAACTCGACAGTGTGGGGGTTGCCTGGTCAGGCTCCCGACTCTGCTTCCGACAATATCCTCACCGAAGGGGTTAACGTCTATGAGTGCTGGATCAAAGAGAACTGGGAAGAGGAGCACGAGCAGACCGACTGGTCGGCTGGCGATACTGGACCTGAACGGGTTGTCTATGATTCATGGCGATGTGTCGTGTTCTCTGGCAACGTGGTTCTCTTTGACGAGTACGCCGTCGATCTGTGGGAAAATAACCGACACCCCTACTCCCGCTATGTGGACGAGGAGATGGGAGAGTTCTGGCCGACACCGATTGTCAGCCATCTCGCTCCCTGCCAGATAGCCATCAACCGTATCCTCTCCTCTATCCAGGGGAACATCGAACTAGTCGGTAACCCGATCTTCATGGACGTGAAGGACAGTGGTCTAGAACGAACACAGATCGTCAACCGTCCTGGTCTTCGCCTCTCCATGAATAGCCGTACGGCACAGAACCAGGGTGCTAAGCCGATGTGGATGGAACCCCCCAAGCTTTCATCCGACGTGTGGCAAGGTCTGTCATTCTGGAAGACATGCATGGAGAACATCAGTGGACTATCCGGTGTATCCAAAGGTCAGCAGCCCTCCGGTCGCCAGGCCCAGCAGACGGTACAGTCTACGCAAGAGGCAGGCTTTGTCCGTATCAGGTCTGCGCTACGGAACTTGGAGAGGTGCCTCACCGAACAGTACAATCTACTGGCGCATCTCGCCATCCAGAACTATGACGTTCCACGGGTCATGGCTATTGTGGGTGAGGAAGGGCAGAATACGGCCATACGTCTAGCGGCTCGCCACTTCTACACTCCCTCACCGGGTACTGGTGGTGAACCGATGAAGTTCTCCCTACAGGTTATGGCAGGGTCCTCCAACCCAACCTCTCGCCAGGCCCGCATTGCCGAGGCCGACGCACTCCTAGCTATGGGTGCTATCGACCGGCAGGCTGTCCTTATGACCCACAACTTCCCGCACTGGCAGGACATCGAACAGCGGATGGAAGCCAAGGAACTTGCCCAGCAGCAAGCTATGGCAGCCGCCGCCGCAGCCGGTGGTAAACCCGGTGGTGGGGGACAACCTCAACCTCATGGCCCCGGCACAGGACATCCTCACTAGTGTTGCACAACACCGACGACTCTTGGATGAAAGAAGGTGCATGTCGCACCCTCAACATCGGGCCGACCATCTTCTTCCTAGAGATGGGCAAGCAGTCCAAGGTAGCCAACACCGCTAAGCGAGTATGTTCCCGTTGCCCCGTTCGGGAAGAGTGTCGTGAGTACGCGATAGACAACCATATCGACCACGGCATTTGGGGTGGTATGACAGAAAGGGAGCGGACTCTTCTACGTCGTCGTCGCATACTCCTTGACCGGTCCCGTTCGGCATAGGAGACTCCCACGCATGGCCGAATACCTGGGACCCGCCACCGACAACGAAGCCGAAGTTCTTGCCACTGGTATCGCCGGACGTAAGGTGCCTGACACCTTCGCTACGGGCGACCAGGACAAGTTCTCCGACATCCACACCAAGCGTATCCACAACGACCTGTCACGCTACGAGGGTGACACTCCCGAGGGGTTCTGCTGAGATGGCGTTCAAGTCCCTAGTCTTCAAGACTGGTGGTCGTTCCGGTCGCAAGTCTTCCACCCGCAAGTCCGCACGTAGAAAGTAGGTTCAATGCGTAGAGGTAGCTCCCACATGAAGCGGCTCACTGTCGGGAAGACCCGTGGCAGTGGTTTCGGTAGCAAGATGAAGGTCGGTGGCACGAACCGCCCGTCGAAGCGCCTCAAGACCAGGGGTGGTCGGGGACACTAGTACTTCTCATTCCTACTAGTCCAGAAAGGGGGTGGCACATATGGCTCGACACAAGGGACGTCACGGTGGCCGGGGTAAGCGCAAGTAACCCACTCCCACTTGATTGACTTCAAGGGGAGGTATCTAGTCCGAGGGCTCCTACTAGATACCCTCCCTGGAATGCAATCTTAAGGGGTAGTAAGTGAATCACCATCACCACAAAACAGACCGTCAACTACTAGAGGAGATTCTAGATATGTCAGTTGGAAACGCCCAGGCTCTTGCCGACCTGCAGGCATCTGTCGATGCGCTGGTTGCTGCCAGTGATAATGTCCCACCGGACATCTCGGATTCCGTCGAGTCGGCTGTTACCACTATCGACGGGGTGACCACTGCTCTCGGTGGTACTCCTCCCTCTAGTGGTTCGTCCACTACCACTCCCGCTGCGGACACTCCTACCGAGGATGTCGTCAAGGACGACCCCGGTTCCGCCCCTTCCACCCCCACCCCGGCTAGCTAAGGAGATACCATGGCCGATCGTGCAGCATCCAACTACTCCGGTAAGTCCGGTAAGACCAATGTGCAGATGCAGGGTCAGACCCGAGGCGAGTTCGGAGCCAACCCGACTATGAAGCGGCGTGCTGGTCCCGCCACGGACGAGAAGCCGTAGTCCATGCCTACTACCAGCAAAACTCCTAACTCCTTCGCTGACGGCATCAATGCCGCCATGCAGGACATTGCTGGTGCAATGACGGCCCCGGACGCTGACCTCCATTTCGGAACCGAGATGATTAAGGTCATGGGTGTGTTTCTTCAACATAAGCACAACCCCCAAGGTCCGAACGGCCAAGGTCCCGCTGGCTCCGCAGGCGCACCCGGAGGAGGACCGGGTAGTGGACCCGGAGCAGCGGGCAATACACCACCACCCGGCGACGGTGGTGGCTCCCCGCCAGGTATGTCACAGCCTGGTGGTCCAGCAGGGGGTGGGGCGCAGAACCCACAGATGCCATCTGTCCAGCCGCCGAGTGGTCCCTCGCAGCCTGGTTCTGGCCCCACCCCCGGACTTACTCCTAATCCCGACGAACTACGTCGTGTTCTCCAAGAGGTAGCAGGCCAATGACAATGACTCCTCCCACTCCCAACCCCGCCGACGATGACGGTCAGGTGGTCATTCCTGACAACGAGACACCTGACGACTTCGCACAGTTCCTCCAATCCCTTGAGGGTACGGGGTTTGAGTACCCCGCTACTCTCTCCTCTATTCTGGAATCCAATGGTGGTGATCCCAATGGTTCGACCGTGGATGATTCGACCGATCCCGAGGACGACCCCACTCCCCCCGATGAAGGTCAGGGTACTCAAGCTGGCCTAGAGCCGGGGGCCAGCCCCCCCGCACCCCCCGTGGTT